CATGGGCGGCACCGCCGAGGATGCCTCCCGCCTGGCGCACGCCTTCACCATGACCGGGATCGACTCGGACACCGCAGCGAAGTCCCTCGGGATCTTCTCGAAGTTCACCTCGACGGCGGCCACGCAGATCGATACCTTCCGGGCCAAGCAGGTCGCGGCCGAGCAGGCGGGCAAGCCGTTCAACGGCGTGCTCACCGGGTCCGCCGCCGCGATCGCCGAGCTCGGGGTGAAGCTGCGGGACTCCACGGGCGAGATGCGGCCCACCAAGGACCTGCTCATCGACATGGCCGAGCAGATCAAGGACATGCCCGCCGGCGTCGACAAGACCGCCTACGTGATGAAGGCGTTCGGCAAGAACGGCATGGCGCTGCTGCCGTTCCTCAACAAGGGCGCGAAGGGCATCGAGGAGCTGACCAAGCAGTCCGACGCCCTCGGCACCACGCTGTCCGGGGACGACCTCGACGCGGTCAAGGAGAACACGAAGGCCAAGCGGACCTGGGGCGAGGCGGTCAAGGGCCTGCAGGTGTCCATCGGCCGCGAGCTCTACCCGGCACTCACCGCGGTCACGAAGTTCCTGTCCGGCTCGGTCGTGCCGGTGATCCGCACCGTCGTGACGTGGATCAAGGAGCACAAGGACGCCGTCGGTCTGGTCGTCGGCGTCATCGGCGCGGCGATCGCAGCCTTCAAGGTGTGGTCGATCACGATGGCGATCTTCAACGCGATCGCGGCGGCCAACCCGGTCGGCCTGATCGTGATCGCGATCGCGGCACTCGTCGCCGGGATCATCTACGCCTGGAACAACTTCGAGGGCTTCCGCAACGTCGTCACATCGGTGTGGGAGGCCATCCGGGCGGCCGTGAGCACGGTCGTCGACTGGTTCACCGAGAACGTGTGGCCGACCCTGCGGGCCGTGATCGGCTTCATCGTCGGCTACTACCGGTTCCTCTTCAGCGCCATGAAGGTGGTCTGGACCGGCATCTGGAACGTGATCAAGGGCGTGGTCGACTGGTTCGCCGCCACGGTGTGGCCGCGCGTCAAGACCGTCATCGGCTGGATCGCCGCCTACTACACGTTCCTCTGGAACACGGTGAAGACGGTCTTCACCGGGATCTTCAACGCGATCGCCGCGGTCGTGAACTGGTTCCGTGACACGGCCTGGCCGAAGATCAAGGCCGCGATCGACCTGGTCTCGCGCGGCTTCGGGATCATGTGGACCGCCGTGAAGACGGTGTGGGACGACGTGTGGGGCAAGGTCTCCGGCGTCGTCACCCTGCTCGAGGGCGCCGCGACGCGGATCAAGTCGGCGTTCTCAGGCATCTGGGACGGGATCAAGCATGCCGCGCAGGCGGCGCTCGATGTGGTCCGCACGGCCTGGAACTCGACGGTCGGCGGGAAGACCCTCACCATCCCGAGCATCCCTGCGATCGGCACGTTCCCCGGCTTCCCCGGCTTCAGCTACGACATCCCGTATCTGGCGGACGGCGGCATCGTGCGGAGTCCGACGCTGGCGATGATCGGTGAGGCCGGGCCTGAGGCCGTGGTGCCGCTCACGCGGGGCAAGGGCTACATCGGTGGAGGCGAGACGCACGTGCACGTCCACCTGACCGGCATCGTGGCCGGCACGAAGGATGACGTCGCGCGTGCCGTGGTCGCGAGCATCCGTGACGCTTCTCGACGCGGCACGGTTTCCCTGGCGGGGCTGACGGCATGACCACGCGGCCGTCGCTGCTCGTCGAGGTCGAGTTCACCGCCGGCGTGTGGACCGACCTGACGGAGAGCATCGACCTGGCGCGCACGGAGATCGTGACGACGCGGGGCCGCGCATCGCAGTCCGACGACGGGCAGCCGGGCACGTTCTCATGCGTGTTCGAGAACCTCGACGGCGCGCTCACGCCCGACAACCCGGCGGGCACCTACTACCCGAACGTCGTCCCCGGCAAGCGGCTGCGCTACACCGTCGGAGCCGGCCCGGACCGCACCAACCTCATCAAGTACCCGTCGGCGGAGTCCGGCGCGACGGGCTGGTCGGGCACGGACTCGCCGGGAATGACCTTCGCCTCGTCGTCGTCGCAGTCGTACTCGGGGACGAAGTCCTACGAGTGCACGTCGTCAGCGTCGGGCATCATGGACCGCTACGGCCTCCACACGGAGGGAAGCGCCGCGACTCCCGGCGCGACCTACACGGGCAGCGTCTACGTCCGCGCCGCGTCCACGACCGCTGACGCTTATGCGACGCTCCTGTTCTGGAACTCTGGCGGCGGATTCATCTCAGCACCATCAGGTACGTCGTCGGCCGACAGTAGCAGCGCGTGGAGCCGCCGCACCGTTACGGCGACCGCGCCCGCCGGGACCGCCTTCGTCACGCTCGGCGTCATCTGGACCGTCGCTGGCGCGGGCGAGGTCCACTACTTCGACGCCGCCATGATCGAAGAGGGGTCGACGGTCGGCACCTACTTCGACGGGTCGACGTCGGGTTTCGAGTGGACCGGCACCGCGCACGCGAGCACGTCGCGCACCTACACGAACACGCGCTTCCTGGGCCGCATCGTCTCCTGGGACCCGTCCTACACAGGCAACGCCGACGGCGACTCCATCGTCGCGGTCACGGCGAAGGACACGCTCGGCACCCTGCAGGACACGGAGGCCCGCTACCCGCTGGCCGTGCTCGACGCACTCGACCTCGACCCCGTCGCGCTGTTCCCGCTGTCGGGCGAGGGACCTGCGGCCCGAGTGACGAGCCTGTTCGACTCGCCCCGCACGATCCCCGTATCCACCGCCGCCGGGGCCACGGGGGAGATCACCTACAACTCGTCAGGCGGCCCCGCCGACGACATGGGATTCCTGGCCTTCGGCGAGGACTTGACCGGCAAGACGATCACGGACACGTCGCGGCTGCTGCGCCTAACGGACGGCCTGCCGTCCGGCGCGACCCTCACGCTCTGGCTGCGGACCTCGGACGCCGCCGCCGGTGGAGTGGCGTCCCTGCAGTCGGGTTGGTCCCTCGGCGTCTCGTCGGGGCGGATCACGCTCAACAGCATCAGCGGCACGCCATCCGTCGCGCTCACCCCCGGCGTGTGGCACCACGTCGCCGTTACGCAGGCGTCGTCGGGAACGACGACGCTCTACGTCGACGGCACCTCCATCGGGTCCGGCAGTGGCGGCACGGGCTCAGCGCCCTTCTACCTCTACCTCGGGTACAACTCGCTCGACGGCCTGCTCAACGGCGGCGACCTCGCGTGCGTGAGCGTCTACAACTCGGTCCTGTCCGCCGGCGACATCGCCACGTCTGCGTCGTTCGGTCCCGGCGCCGGCGTGACAACGGCAGCGCGTGTCGAGCGCATCGCGGCACTGGCGGGCCTGTCCTCGGCCGGCACGGGCGGCCCCTACGTCGCCGCGCAGCGCACCGGCAGCAACCTCCTCGACGCGGTGCTCACCGCCGCGCGCGGCAGCTCCCGCATCGTCTACGACGACGAGGGGACCATCACCTACCGATCCACGGCGACACCGTCGACGGTGTCTGTGACCTACGACGCCGAGGCCGACCTCGACGGCCCGCCGACCTGGGGCCGCTCGAGCCAGGGCCGCCTTTCGACCGTCACGGCGTCGTCGGCCGCCGTGGGCGAGAGGTCGTGGGACGACTCGACCGCCCCCGCGTCGAACTCGACGTCCATCGAGACCGCCCTCTACTCGGAGTCCGACCTCACTGCCCGCGCGCAGCAGGAGATCGCGCGCGGGCGCGATGCGAAGCTGCGGCTGCAGCACCTCGTCGTCGACCTTGTCACCGCGCAGAACTCGGTCACCGCCTCCACCCTCGCGCTCGTCCTCGATGACCGGGTCCGCGTGTCCAACCTGCCCAGCAGCGTCCTCGGATGGACCTACCAGGACGGCCACCTCCTCGGCATGACCGAGCGCGCAAGCATCGGCGCCTACGTCGTCGAGATGGACCTCGGGCCCGCCGACGCCCCCGCCGAGGGGTTGTTCGAGGACGCGACCTACGGGCGCTGGGGTGTCGACGACACGGCCACCGTCGGGGCGCTCACCTCGAGCGACACCACCGTGGTCATCACCTCGGCCGGCACGCCGTTCACCACGGCGGCCGGGTCCTACCCCCTCGACGTCGACATCAACGGCGAACGGGTCACGCTCACCAGCGCGCCCGGCTCGTCGAGCTCGCCGCAGACGTTCACCGGTGTCACCCGCGGTGTCGCCCCGTCCATCGCTCGCGCCCACTCGGCCGGCGAAGCCGTCGACGTGTGGCGCGCCGCCCGATTCACCACCTGAGGAGACCGGATGACCACCTGGGTACCCACGTCGACCCCTGCCGTCGGCGACAAGGTTCCGGTCGCCTTCGCGAACGCCTTCGGCTCACTCTCCACCTACACCCCGACGCTCACCGCGACGACGACCAACCCGACACTCGGCACGGGCAACGTCCGCTCCGGGCGATACACGCAGGTGCAGAAGCAAGGCTGGCTCACGGTGCAGATCTGGGTCGCCTCGTCCGGCTACGCCGCCGGCACCGGCACCTACGAGATCGACCTCCCCGCCGGGTGGACCCCGGTCACCGCGCCGCGCCCCCACCTGGTCGGCGCGATCTCCCTCGGTGGCGCGAACCCCACCGGCTACTTCGGCCGCGTCGAGACCGGCGGCACGAAGCTGCGCCTCTACCGCGGGGACGCCAGCGCCGCCCTCGCCGGCGCCACCCTCACCGCCAACTCGACGATCGAGCTCAGCGGCTGGATGGAGCTCTCCTGATGGCCCCCACTGACGGCGCCGGCGACGCCGCTCTCCTGGCGCAGATCCTGTCCGAGGTCCGCGCGGTGGGGGCGAAGGTGTCCGGCATCGAGGTCACGGTGGCGCAGGCGGTGGCGGAGATCCGTCACCGCTCGACGCAGGCCCACGACCACGAGGACCGGCTGCGGGTGCTGGAGTCGAGGGACGTGGTGACTCCGTCGGAACTAGCGGCCCGCGATGAGCGGGCCACCAGTCAGCGCCGGTGGCTGATCGGCATCGCGCTGACGCTGCTGGGCCTGGGCCTGGCTAACACGATCGCCGTCGTCTCGCTGTTCATCTGACCCACCATCCCCCCGAAGGAGCAACACCATGTCTGATCCCACGCGCCCGCTTCGGGTGCTGCGGGAGGAGATGGCGGCGCTGCGGGACTCCCTGCATGAGCGCCTCGACGAGACGACGGGGGCACTTGGGCAGCGTCTCGACGCTCTGCATGGCGACCTCCGCGAGGTGCGGGCTTCGCAGCTCGCCCACCTCGAGGCCCACGTCGAGGGGCTGACGTGACCATCACTGCGCGCCCCGTCGCCTCGCCCGCGATCACCGCCGTCCAGGTCCTCGGCCCGTCGCCGCTGGTCTACGACGACGCCCTCGCCTGGTACGACGCAGACCTCACCTACGACGCGCCGCTGTCGTTCGCCCCCGGCGTCGTCACGGCCCGCCCGGCGGGCACGCCGTCGATCACGGCCGCCGTGGCGCTGCCGCTGCCCGTCCTCGCCTACGACTCGCCCAACGCCTACGACTCGCCCAACGCCTACGACTCGCCGCCCGGCTCGATCACCGTCCGGCCCTACGTCGGGGCCACCATCCGACCCTCCGGAGGCTGACCATGCCGTCGTCGTATCCCGGTGCCGCCGACTCGTTCGGCGCACCCGCCGCGTCCGACCCGCAGTCCACCCCGGTCGGTGGCCGCACTCATTCGCAGTCGCACACTGACTTGGGTGACGCGGTGGAGGCCATTGAGGGTGAGTTGGGCGTGAATCCGTCGGGTGGGTCGGCGACGGTGGTGGCCCGTCTCGACGCGCATGACGCTTCGACTTCTCCGCATATCCCTGCTGGTGCCGTGTCGGGGTCGGGTGCGGTGGGTGCGGTGAAGTGGGATGAGTCGGTCGGTCGGCGGTGTTTCGTGTGGGATACGACGAACTCACGTTGGCAGATGACCTACGGCGACACCGGCTCCCGCTACGTCACCGACTGGTTCAGCAACGGGTGGAACCTCAACTACACGACGTCGGGCATCCGCCGCTACGGCAACGTGGTCGACATGTGGATCATCCTCAACCCTGCCAACGCGACGGCCAGGGCCGCACTGACCCTGCCGCTCGGCTTCCGCCCAGCGAACCTCCAGTACCAAAATGCGATGGGCTACCTCGACCCGCCAGGCCCGGTCAACCTGACGGAAATCGACACGGATGGGATCCTGAGCGTGTGGGGCTACACCACGACCCCCCCGGCTGGTTCGTACTACATGTCTGGCACCTGGACGACGAACGACCCGTGGCCGACCGTCCTGCCGGGCACTGCGTCCGGTGGCATCCCCTCTGCCTGAATACCTCGCCGAAGGAGACCCCCCCCCCGTGGCTACCGTCCAGATCACCGTCCCCGACGCACTCATCCCCCGACTCACCGCGGCACTCCGCGACGCCTACCCCCAGCACGACGCTCTTGGCGTCTCCGCAGCGTTCAAGGCCGCCACCGCCGACCATTGGCGCGACGTCCTCACCACCTACGAGCGGCGCGTCGCCGAGAACACCGCCGCGATCAAGGCTGCCGCCGACAAGGCCGCCACAGACGCCGCCGGGATCGGCTGATGCTCACCGTCTCGCCGCATCAGCCGCGATGACGTGGGACCTGCGCCGCCGCGACCGGGACTGACCCCACACCACACGACCCGACCCCGCCGGGGCCGGGCGCTCCCGCACGCCCCCAGGAGGGACCACCGATGTTCACCGCCGAGTTCTGGAAGCGCGCCGCCGAGCGCGCAGGCAAGACCGCCGGGCAGGCCTTCATCCTCGCCGTCGGCGCCGACCAGATGAACGTGCTCACCGGCGACTGGCCGACGCTGCTCGGCTTCGCCGCCGGCGGCGCGGTCCTGTCGATCGCGACGTCGCTCGCGACCGCGAAGATCGGCCCGGCCGACGACCCGAGCGCGGTCGACTGATGACCGCCTCGTCGAACGGCTGGCCCGGCCTGCCCGACGGTGACGCCCGCCTCGCCACCGGCACCATCCCCGGCACCACGCGCCGCGTCACGCTCGCGCAGGCCGCGCTGCCGCTGTTCCTGCACTTCTGCGCCGCCTGGCACGCCGAGATGCCCGCCCGCCTCAAGCTCGACAAGGGCCCCGTCGACGGCTGGGAGTACCGCGAGCAGCGCTCCGGCGGAGGCGTCCTGTCGAACCACGCCTCCGGCACCGCCGTGGACCTGCGCTACGACGTGCTCCCGGCCGACCAGCGGCGGCACATGACCGACGCCGAGCTGACGATCCTCAAGGGCATCCTGCGCCGCTACGCCACCGCCGACGGGCACCTCGTCCTCGCCAACGGGTGGTCGTGGAACGCGAAGGACGAGATGCACACCGAGCTCTCGCAGGGCTGGGAGTGGGGCGCCAAGCGTGACACCACTCCGGCGGACGTGCGCGAGGTCATCGTGCGTCTCGGCATCCGCCCTGATGGCACGGTCGCGCCGACGGTGGGCCACGCGGTTCGCCGCATCAAGGTCACCGGGTCGGGTCGCCTGTCGGCGTCGCAGATCGCGGCGCTGCTGGGCACGTCCGCGCGCCGCATCGTCCTGCGCAACGCCTGGCTGCTGACGCGGCGCGCCCGTCGCGGCGACATGATCCGCGTCCCCGCCGACGTGCCGATCCGCCCGCTCGACTCCACGGGACGCTAGGCGCCGCGCTTGACGTAGCGGACGAGAGCCCGCCGGATCACGTCCGACAGGCTCTCGCCGCGCGCGGCGGCTACGGCCTGCGCCGCGCGCCATAGGTCGGTGTCGACGCGGATCGAACGCAGCGGCGTCTTGGGGGCGTTAGGCATCGTCGACCTCGATCAGCAACGAGCAGCAGACGCACCGCCCGTCCTTGATGATGCCGTGCTCGCCGTCGATGCACCGCTCGCACTCCCCGAGTGCGAGCGGTGCGCGGCGGGTGGCGGTCACGCCGCGCACCACTCGGCGAAGGTCTCGCCGAAGACCTCGGCGTTGACCTTGCGGCTGACGGTGTAGCCGCCGAGCCGGGGGATCGGGCGGAGCAGGCCCGACTCGACGGCGAAGGCGATGACCGTCGCCGCGTCGATGTCGAACCCGGCCGAGGCGAGTCGCGAGGCGACCCACGCCTCGCTCGCCGAGCCGTGCCACGCGACCTCGGTCGCGATGTAGGTGCCGGCCTGGGCGGCGGTGGTGGTGGTCATGGCCCCTCCTTGGGGTCGGGCGGCGGGTGCCGCGTGGGTGGTCGTCGTCGTCATGTGTAGAACGTATCCCGGTGTATATACACCTGTCAAGAGGTTGTGTCAGATATTCGCCATGTTTTTCTGACGATCCGAAGACGCCCCCCTCGCTGCCTCCCCTCCGGCAGCGAGGGGGGCTTTTTGTCGTGCCGGGGGTCAGGCGGCGGGGGGCGTCATGCCGTCGACCACCGGCAGCAGCGCCGCCACCCTGGCCCGGTCGCGCGGGTCGAGCGCGGTGTAGATCGCCGTCGTCGCCGGGCTCGCATGGCCGAGCGCCTCCTGCGTGTGCCGCAGGTCCCGCCCCGACACGACGTAGGTCTGCGTGGCGAACCGGTGCCGCAGCGAGTGGAGCGTCGCGCTGATGCCGAGCGACTTGAGGTGCGCGCACGCCTTCCGCGACACGACCTCGTAGTGGTACGGGCCGTCCGGCTTCCACAGCCACCCCGACGACGCCCAGCGGTCGAGCTCGGCGAGCAGCACCGGCGGGATGCCGACGGTGCGCGACGTGCCGCCCTTGCCCTCCTCGATGATGAGGTACGGCTCGTCGCCGCGCACGACATGCTCGGCGCGCATGATCGCGATCTCGCAGGCCCGCAGGCCCGCGCACGCCGCGACCATGAGCCACGCGCGCACCACCGGCTCGCACGGCGCCGTCAGCGCCCGCGACAGGTCGGCCTCGGAGATCGGGTGCGGCAGGCCCCTCGCCGTCTTCGGTCGAGCGATGCGCCGCGTCGGGTCGCGGTCGATGATCTCCTCGTCGCACGCCCAGGCGAAGAAGGCTCGGATGTGCGAGAGGTACACCGCGCGCGTCTTGTCGTGCTCCTGCCGGTCGAGGTAGTCCTCCACCTGCTCGCGGGTGAGGTTGAGCAGCGGCGTCGATGCCCACTCCCGCAGCCGCACCAGCACGTCGTGCCGCGCCTGGATCGTGCGCGGCCGCAGCCCGCGCCGCCGGCACCACCGCTTGTGCGCGGTGATCGCCGCGTCCCCCGTCGTGTCGTCCATGGTGTTCAGCCCCTTCCGGTAGCGCACGACCGTCGCGCGCTTCGGGTACGTCGGGGGCCGACGCACTCCCCTTGACGGGGCCATGGTCCCGACCCTCGGCTAAGCCGTCGATTTACGGTAGATAATCGCAGAACCGGACGGGGGCTCCGCCACGCGGAAGAACTCGACCGCGGCCACGTCGAGCGCGTCGGCGAAGGCGAGTAGGTCGTTGACGGTGATCGCCACGCTCGGGCGAGCCCCGATGCGCTTGGACACCCACGACTTGGGGTGGCCGAGGCGCTCGGCGACCTCCGCGTGAGTCAGGCCGTTGCGGGTGATCCACACCCTGATCTCCGCGCGCACCCGGTCGATGTCCGCCTCGTGGCTCTGATCGCTGCGCCGTGGCCTCATCGGGGACTCCTCGCGGTTCGCAGGACTAGGGGAAGCGCCCTGACAGAGTCAGGATGCGACACGCCGGAACCAATGTCTAGGTAAACCTTGACAGTGGGACCGTAGGGGGTACAGAGTTCCCACATGAGCAACTCAGTACCCCAGCGAGGACCCGCCTACGCGGCCCGCGCGGCGCTCGGCGGGGCGCAGATCAGCGTCCGGGAACTGGCCCGCCGCACCGGCCGGTCGCACGCCTACTGGTCCAAGCGCCTCACCGAGCACCAGTCGATGACCGTCGCCGACCTGGAGGTCATCGCCGAGCACACCGGCGTCACGGTGGCCGACCTGGTGAGCGCCGCGTGACCGACCTCGCCACCACCACCGCGACCCGTGACGAGGCCGAGCGGCTCACCGAGCGCATCCGGCTCACGGCGACCAACCTCATCGAGGCCAAGGACAAGTTGGAGGCGCTGCTGCGCGAGGCGCAGGAGCGCGAGGTCCACGCGGCTCTCGGATTCGCGTCGTGGACGGCGTACCTCGCAGCCACGTTCGCCGACCAGCCGATGGTGCTGCCGACGGCCGAGCGCCGCGAGATCGTCGGACTGCTTGCGGCAGAGGGGATGTCGACGCGGGCCATCGCGCCCATCGTCGGCGCGAGCAAGTCTGCCGTCGACCGGGACCGCCAGGTGTCCCGCACCGGGACACCTACCCCCCGCCACGTCGACACCACGACGGGCGAGATCACCGAGACCGCCGGGGCGGGTGAGGCCCCGACGCGCGCGGGCTTCACGGAAGACACCTCGCCCGCCCCGGCCACGGTGACCGGCCTCGACGGGAAGACGTACACCCGGCCCGCGCCCAAGCCGCGCGCGGTGCCCGACGTGCCGGCCGAGTACGCCAACCCCGAGCCGTCCTACATGACCCGCTTCTTCGAGGCCCTGGCCGCCGACGGCAAGGCCCTGCGGTTCGACCCCGAGCGGGTCGGCCGGGAGGCCACCGAGGTCGAGTGGCCCAGCGTCGTGGCGATGCGCCGGTACGCCGAGTGGGTCGACCGAGCCGAGCGCGCCCGCAAGGGGCTGCGCGTCATCAAGGGGAGTGCCCGATGAGCACCCGACCGACCCCCGTCTCGCCCGTCCGCACGGCCGCGTGGACCGATGACGAGTGCGCCGAGTTCGCCGCGCTGCTCGACGACGTGCTCGCCGGTGCCAGCAGCAGCAGCGGCCGCGTCGACCTGGCGATGAACCTCCTGCACGACGCCCGCCAGGCCCACCGCCCGTGGGTCGCTGACGCCGAGCGCGACCTCATCCGCGACGGCGTGACGCGCCTGGTGCGCAACTGGGCGCAGCGCTCGCGCGTGGTCATGGTCAAGGCCAACGGGCGCGCCGCTGACCGGCCCGCCGTGCGCGCGGTCCAGCGCGTCGATGACGACGGCATCACCTACGTGCAGCAGGACTTCCTCGTCTCCTACACCTGGGACGAACTGAAGGCCAAGCGCGAGCAGCTCGTGCGCGTCATGCGCACCTACGGCGACGACATCGCGCTCGTCGACGCGCTGACTGCACTGCACGACCGCGTGCCCGGTGCCGCGACGCCGCACGAGGCGCTCGCCTCGCTCGGCCTCACGCTCGACGACTGGCTCGGCGAGCCCGAGCGCCGCGCGTCCTAGACCCCCGGCCGTCCGCGTCCCCCGACGGGCGGCCGGGACAGACCCCAGACAGGCCGGAGCCCCGGCGACAGGACCAACCGCACCGGGGCTCACGAACCGAGGAGCCATCATGCCAGACCAGACCAGCCTCACCGGCGACATGGCACGTGTCGCCGCCGACCTGCTTGACGAGCTCGCCCTCGTCGGCGCCGTGCCATCGTCCGTCACCCTCTACCGCGACCGCGTCAGCCTGTCCTACCTCGACGCCGCCACCCGCCGCACCGCAGCCCTCGCCCTCGGCCTCACCGAATCGAGTCAGGCCGCTGGCATCGTGACGCAGTCCGGCGTCAGCGGCGACCACGGCGAGTTCGACGTCGAGGTGCACTCCCGCCTCGACGCGGAGGACCTGCGCCGAGAGCGTGAGGACGCCGAGACGGCCGCTCGCGCTGCGGCGGTGACGTCGTGAACACCCGCCCCCTGCCTCCGTCCTGCTGTGTCTGTGGTGGAGAAGGCGCCATCGAGGTCGACACGGACTTGGACGAGGCCCGCTGGCTGACGTGCCGTGAGTGCGGCGGCACGGGTGAGGCGCCGGCGACGCTGCGTGTGGGCGTGGTCGCGGTGCTGTGCCTGGCCGCTGCGTGTGCCGCGCCGCTCGTGCCCGTCGGGTGGTGGCTGTCGTGAGGGACATGAGCGACGCGTCGCTGACCCCTGAGCGTGAGGCCGAGATCCGCTCGACCCGTGCCGAGTCGAGCGGAGGCCGCTGGTTCTGGACGGGCAACACCGCGTACCAACGCATCTTCCTCGCCCGCCGCGTGGCCGGCCTCGGCCTCGTATCGGTCATGGACTTCAAGCGGTGGGGGATGCAGGGCGCGCAGCCCAGGTTCCTAACCGACGGCTGGCTGATGCGGCCGGCCAACGACCTCGCCGTGTGGGAGGTCAACCGCAAGGCGACCGACCCCAACGACCCGTCCCTCTACCGCCACGACATCGTCGGCATCCGATGCCCGGTCCCGATACTGCGGGAGGACGTCCCGGCCTTGGTCGCCTTCGCCCGCGCCGTGCTCGATGCCGCGGATGATGCCGCGGATGATGCCGATGTGCCGCCGCGCGGCGCACTGCCTCCCTGGCGTGCCGTCGGGACCAAGACGATCCGCGCCTATGCCGCGATCTACCTGCGCGGTGAGTCATGACCGCCCCCACGACCCCCGGGGCGGTGCAGCCCGAGGCGAGCCGCGACGTCAGCGGAGCCGCCCCGGGCCTGACTCGCACCGAGTGGCTTGTCGAGCGCCGCAAGGGCATCGGCGGCAGCGACATCGCCGCGATCCTCGGCCTGTCCGACTACCGCACGCCGCTGCAGGTGTGGCTCGACAAGGTCCACGGCGACGACGAGGTCGACCGCCCCGAGTGGGAGTGGGGCCGCCGCCTCGAGGACGTCGTCGCGCGCAAGTGGGCCGACGAGCACCCCGACATCACTGTGTACGCGGCCCCGCAACTGATCTGGGACGGCGTCGAGCCGATCGCGTTTGCCTCTCCCGACCGGCTCCTGTCCGGCGGCGGCGTGCTTGAGCTGAAGACCGCCGACTCGCGCGTCGCCCACCGCTGGGACGACGAACAGGTGCCCGACGAGTACCTGATGCAACTCCAGTGGTACCTCGGCGTCACGGGCGCTCAGCGCGGCTGGATCGCCTGCCTGATCGGTGGACGCCGCTACGTCGAGCGCCACGTCGAGCGCGACGACCGGCTCATCAACGCGATGCGCGAGCGCGCCGCGAAGTGGTGGGCCGACCACGTCGAGGCGCTCGTGCCGCCGCCGGCCACGCCGCCCGACGACGACCGCTTCATGGCCCGCGCCTACCCCGCCAGCGAGCGCACCGAGGTCACCCTCGACGCCGACACCCTGGCCCTGGTCGAGGATGCCCGGTCGATCAAGGGCGTCATCGACAACCTGGCCGACGACCACGCCCGCAAGGTGACGCTCATCAAGGAACGCCTCGGCGCGGCCACCGACGGCCTCGGCCCCGACGGCGAGCCGCTCGTGACGTGGCGGCCCCGCAAGGGCTCCACCCGCGTCGACACCAGGCGGCTGCGTGACGAGTACCCCGACCTGTACACCGCGCTCGCCACCGAGGGCGAGCCCACCCGCACCTTCCGACTCATCGACCCGAGGGACTGACATGACCACGACCACCGACATCGCCGAGCGCATCGAGCAGGCCGCTCCCGTCCGCGCGAAGACCGGCGTGGCCGGCCTCGTCGAGCAGATGGGGCCACAGTTCGCCCGCGCCCTGCCCGCACACATCCCGCCGGAGCGGTTCACTCGCCTGGCCCTGACCGTGCTGCGCCAGAAGGACCAGCAGGGCCGCCTCATGTTCCGCAACGTCACCCCCGAGTCGTTCCTCGGCGCCCTCATGACGTGCGCGCAGCTCGGCCTCGAGCCCAACACGCCAGCCGGTGAGGCGTACCTCATCCCCTACGGCAACGTCGCCACGTTCGTCCCCGGGTACCGGGGGTTGGCGAAGCTCGCGTGGAACAGCGGCGCGGTGTCGGAGATGTACGCGGAGTTGGTCCACGAGAAGGACCACTTCGTGTTCCGCAAGGGCCTGCACCGCGACCTGGTCCACGAGCCGCACCTGGGCGACGACGCCGGTTCGGTGGTCGGCGCCTACGCGGTGGTCAAGATGAAGGACGGCGGGGTGGCGTTCGACTACTGGTCGATCGAGCAGATCCGCAAGCACGAGGCCGCCCACTCCAAGACCCGCAGCGGCAAGGCCCCGGCCGACCTGGCCGGGTGGATGCAGCGCAAGACCGTGCTCAAGCAGGTGCTCAAGCTGGTGCCGTCGTCGCCGTCGCTGACGCAGGCGCTGACGCTGGACGGCGCGGTCCGCACGGACCTGTCGTTCGCTGCGATCGACGTCCTCGACGGCGACGACGCGATCGACGACGACATCACCGACGCCGAGGTCGTGACCGAGGGCGGCGAGTCGTGACCGCCGCCGACGAGCCCCGCGTGGGTGACCTGGTGCGGCTGACGATCCCCATAGGTGACCTGTGGCTCCGAGGCGGTCCGTTCGAGATCGTCGGACGAGTGACGATGTCCGACGACCTACTCGAGGTCGCCGAACGGCGTCTCGACGTCCCCGGCCGCAAGGTCGAGATCCTCGAACGCGCCCTCCCGCCCGAGCCGCCCATCGGGTCGATCGTGGCTGCGCGGGACCGAGCGACGTTGGTGCGCATGCTCGACGGCCTTTGGTATCGCCCCGGGAACGTGCTTGAGCGCACTTGGGCCGACGTCGTTGCAGACCTCGGCCGCGACTTCGTGATCCTGCGCCACGGCTGGCTGGGACGAGTCGTGACCACGCCCACCCTGCGCACGCAGGTCTCCACGGTCCGCGCGAACGCTGTCGCCGCGTCCGACCACATGAGCGAGGACGTGCGACGCCTCGGCCAGTGCATGGCGATGACGTGCGACGTCGTCGCTGAACTCCTCGACCGTCTCGAGGCGCTGGAGAGCCGCCCCGCGCCCGCGACGGTCCACCCGCTGCCGAGCGCCGACGACGTGTGGCGCCGCACCGGCGGCATCGCATCCGTGACCGTGACCAACGAGGGGAAGTCATGACCGAGTGTGAGTGGAAGCCGGGCGACAAGGCGCTGCTGCCCGTGGTGGTGGACGCCGTGGACGTCGGCATGGACCGCGTGGTCCGGGTGTCGCTGACCGGCACCCCGTACACCGCCGACGTCGACCCCGAGGACCTCATCCCCGACGACCGGCGTCCGTCGTGGCTGCCCGGCCAGCCCGGGGACGTGGCCGAGTGGGGCGGGCACCGCTGGTCGTGCTTCGGCTCGTACTGGGTGTGTCTGACGACGCCGGTCGAGCGCGTGGGCGACGATGACGTCCCCGCCGACGCCCGCATCCTCCTGCCCGCCCGCACGCGGGAGGTCACGCCATGACGTTCGAGCAGGCCCTCCTCGCGCTCCTCGCCGCGATCGCTGTCGGCCTCGTCGTCATCGCGTTCGCGTGCGTCCGTGTCGGCTCGCTGTCCGAGCGGCGCAACGTGGTCGACCTCGACGCGCAGCGGCGACTCCGCGCCCTCGGCCGTGCCAGCGGGAGGACGCGATGAGTGCCACCGCCCACGGCCCCCGCGTCGCGCAGCTCGCCTTCGACGACGGCGCCCCCCACCACGACAACCAGCGGCAGGTCATCTGCCGCGCCATCCACGACACCGCCTTCCTCGACGGGATCGCAGACCCCAACGCCGTGAGGCCCGCCCTCACCAAGGCCGACGGCACCTTCGAGGTCGACCCGCGCGCCTACTCCGGCGCCTGGTCGTGGCTGGTGAAGCGCGGCGTCCTGCGGTTCCACTCTTGGGGCGTCAACGACGACCGCCACGGCGGCAACCAGGGGCGCCCGATGCGCCGCTACGAGGTGGCCGACTGGCCCGCCCTCGCGCGCCTGGCGGGGGTGACCCCATGAAGCCGACCACCGACGATCTCGTCGTCCTGGCCGCCGCGCTCGCGGGCGTCGTCATCGGCTGCGTCGCCGTCACGTGGGCGGGCTGGATGCTGCTGCGCCGGGGGGTGGGGCGGTGATGCCCGGCCCACGCGAGGTCATCGAGGGCGTGCTGCGGGCTACGCACGAGCAGCGGTCGAGCATGGGCGACGACTACTGCCCGACCTGCCTCACTGACTACCCGTGCCCGACCGCGCTCCTGCTCGACGCCCTCGACGCTACTGAGGCAGAGACCGACCGACTGCGCGAGGACGCCGCGACGTTCGAGCGCATGTTCCGTGAGGCGCTGGACGGCAAGCGGAAGGCCGAGGCCGAAGTGGGGCGGCATCTGGCCGGCCGCGAGATCGAGCGCGGGATGCTCTGGGGCGCAGCCGACAGGGTGAGGGAGGCCGAGGCTGCCGTCGCCCGCGTGCGGGCGCTGTCGGAGGACGAGTGGGGGCCGCTGTCGGACGACGTCGAGCGGTGCGCCCTGTGCCGCCGGAAGTGGTCCAAGCACGGTGACGACGATGCGGACCACCCCGCCGTGTCCTCGGCCCTGGTCGCCTACGTCATCGACCTCCGCGACGCCCTCGACGGGGGTGACGACGATGACTGACCGCATCGAGGCCGCGGCCGAGGCGCTGTTTATCCACCGCGACGCCGACGTGTTCTACGCCGACATCTGGAAGAACTACGGCTGCGAGTGCGGGTGGTCGTCCGAGTTGGACGACGCCGACTCGCTGCGCGAGCACCAGGCCGAGGCGGTCATGGCCGCCCTCGACGCCTACGCCGAGGGCCGCGACCTCGGCCTCATGATCCTGCGGGAGCGGATCGCGCGGGAGATCGAGGCCATGGCCGACGAGTACCGGACCCACGACGAGATCGACTCGATGCAGGGCGAGGTCAAGGACCAACTCCACGCCGCCGTCCGAATCGCCAGGGGCACCGACCCCGGAAAGGACACCCGATGACCCCCGACGAACTCGCCGTCCACGAGGCTCGCCACCAGCCCGCCAGGCGCGGCATCTACACCGTCTGCCGGACGTGCGAGGGGCTGTGGCCGTGCGCGTCGCAGCGCACCGCGACCGCACTGCGGGAGGCGTGGGCCGCTAATGATCGCCTCGGGGCGATGGTGGAGTGGCTGGCCGAGGTCATCGTGGACGCCCGCGACGCCTGCCAGCGCGCCGAGAGCATCGAGCCCTCCGGCTCGCCCGAGTGGGTGGAGTCCGGCATCGCCATGCGGACGACCGTGCTGCGCGAGGTGCGCGCCATCCTCGACCGGGAGCGCAACGCGCACCAGTTCGGGTTGTCCACCCGTTCCGCTGTCGCCGGAAACGGGGAGTTTGCCGAACGCGCCGAGAAGGCCGAGGCTGCCGTCGCCCGCGTGCGGGCGCGGCACGTCAAGGCCCTGGGCACGGACGCCTGCGAGGAGTGCTCGTCATGGTCGCTCTACCGGAAGGTCGTCCCGTGGCCGTGCGCCACGATCCGCGCCCTCGACCGCGTGGCCCCGATGAAGGCATGGGGCATCGACCCCGGAGAGGTGGAGTAGGGATGAGCCCCACGACAGAGACGTGCGCGTGCGGCGCGTCGATCACGCTGGGCATCAACGACTCCACCGACATCGGGTGGCGGCTCGGAGAGTGGCGCAAGGAGCACCGTCACGACCTCGACGCGGCCTATGCGTGCCGCGAGCGCGACGAGGCCCACGCGAGCATGCTGGCCGCGCGCAAGGAGGTCGAGGCCGCACGCGCCGAGGTCGAGAAGGCGCGCGCCGAGATCAAGGCCACGAACGGGGCGCTGGCGCGAGGCCGTGCGTCTGCGGCCGCCGTCGCCCGGGTGCTCAACCTGTGCAACGAGAAGCCGGAGTGCGACCACGGCCTCGACTGCCACTGCGACTGCCTCGCGCCCGAGGACGTCCGCGCCGCGGTCGACGCGAACCGGCCGATCGACGGGGAGGAGTGATGGCCCGGACCACCGCGATCGTCCGCGTCACCCGCCACGACGACGGCTGCACCTGCAGCCGCCCCGGCCCGTCCCCGCACCCGCTCTACGTCGCCACCTGCGCCGACTGCGGCTGGGAGGCCTCCGGCTGCGTGCGCGTCGTGCTCGACGGCGCCGGCACCGGCATGGCGCAGCGGCACCGCGTCGCCTGCCCGAAGCGGCCGGGGGTGACGGGGTGAGCGACTGGACCCGCGCCCTGTGCGTCGACAACCCCGAGATGTGGTTCTCCGGCGACCACCGCGACCGCGTGGAAGCCGCGCAGCTCTGCCGACTGTGCAAGGTCCGCGCCGAGTGCTCGGCGGAGGCGCAGCGCGCACGCGCCGACGGGATCACCCTGCACGGCGTCTGGCACGGCCACGACTACGGCAAGGGCACCGGGCCGCTCGCGCGACCGCTGCGCGACGACGAGGCCGAGGCGGCCATCGAAGACCCGGGAGTCGCATCATGACCCCCGACCACGGGACGCGCGCCCGCTACCTGCGCGGCTGTCACTGCGACGACTGCCGCAACGCGCACGCGCGCGACTGCAAGCGGTGGCGAGTCGCCGTCGGCTACAAGTCCCGCGCCGGGGCAGAGGCGCTGCGTCGCGTCCCCGTCGGCCCGGCCGCCGACCACCTCCGCACCCTGCGCGCCGCCGGGATGACGTGGGCTGACATCGCCGTCGAGACTGGAGCGCACTCCGAGCACCTACGGAAGATCCACGCCCGCGTCTACGCCACCACGCACCGCGACATCGCCGAGCGCATCCTCGCCATTGAGCCGCCGACCGCCGACGTCATCGACGAGGTCGCCATCGAGCGGGTGCTCACGGGCAACGCCACCGTCGACACCCTCACCCGCAGTGAGCGGCGCGTGGCCCGAGTGGAGGCGGCGCGGCGCGGCTGGACGGCGACGGAGATCGTGCAACGGCTCCGCGTCTCCGGCTCTGAAGCGCGGCGCCTCGTCGCGGCGGTGGCGTCGTGATGGACCTGTCAGCGCAGTGGCTCGCCGAGCGACGCGGCTACGTCACCCCACCACCCGTCCACGAGGACTTGACCTTCGCCGAGGTCGTCGATGAGGCGCGGCTCATCGCCGCGACGCTGCCCGTCGACCCGCCGAACGTGACCGCCGCACGCCGCCAGGTGCTGCGGAGCCTGGGGAGGCCGTCGTGACCACCGGACCGATGGCCGGCCGCCAGTGCGGCGCCACCTTCACCAGCGGCGACACCAGCGCGCTCGTGCACCGACGAGAGGAGGGGTGCGCGTGAGCCGCACTAGGCACAGGTCTCGGATGAAGTACCGCTACGACTGGGCGGGGGTCAGACGGTGGCTGCGGGCCCATCGCACCGCAGACCACACGCTGCGACCCCACCCCCCGATCAAGGCCAACCGCAGGCGAATCCACCGGAGGCGCAAGTGATCACCCACCGGACCTACCGCATCCCCGTGGAGAAGGCGACGTCGGTCTTCAGTGAAGACGACCTCAGGCGCGTTGCCGGCGACGTCGCCTACGACATGGCCGAGTCAGAAGGGCTGCAGCACGCCCGAATCACAGCAGCCTGGCGTGTCACCGCCGAGGGGATCGAAGTCGTCGCTATTGATGTCGTCGGATGGCTGCCCCCGGCGCCCACCCTCATGAACCCCGAGGACGCCCCATGAGCCGCAGCGGGGACATCGGCACGAAGACAGCCGAGTCGGTCGTGCGCGTCATGCGCGCCAACGGGTGGCCAGACGCAGAACGCAGCGCCCTCCACGGCGCGAAGGACCGAGGCGACCTGACGGGAATCGGGCGCGGGCTGTGCGTCGAGGTCAAGGGCGGCCACGCCGCCGAGCAGGCCAGCGACGGCCAGGTGCTCGCGTGGATGGCCGAGCTCGACACCGAGTGCGTGCACAAGGGCGCCGACGTGGGCGTCCTCGTGATGAAGCGCAAGGGCGTCGGGCACGGGAACGCCGAGAGGTGGTGGGCCGTGATGTGGCTGCACGACATCGCCGTCGACCCCTGGGACGAGTGCCCGCGCGGCATCCCCGTCCGCATGACCCTCGCCGACGCCTGCCGCCTGCTGCGCGCGCTCGGATTCGGGGGTGCGGCGTGACGCCCTACTACACCGACGACGCCGTGACCCTCTGGCACGGTGACTGCCTCGACGTCCTGCGGGCGCTGCCCGACGCGAGCGTCGACGCCGTCGTGACGGACCCGCCGTATGGGTTGGAGTTCATGGGCAAGGAGTGGGACGCGCCGTGGAGGGACAGCGCGGCAAAGTTCCGGGAGCCGACGGAGGCCGACGAGGGCTTCCGGGTGACGCGCGGATCACTGCCCGATGCCTACCGCGCCGGCGCGCCCTTCCAGGCCTGGTGCGAGCAGTGGGCGACCGAGTGCCTGCGTGTCCTCAAGCCCGGCGGCCACCTCCTCGCCTTCGGCGGGACGAGGACGAGCCACCGGCTGGCCTGCGCGATTGAGGACGCCGGCTTCGAGATCCGCGACAGCATCATGTGGATCTACGCCTCAGGATTCCCGAAATCCCACAACGTCACGAAGGCGCTAGACCACCTCGTCCCCGCCGATGCTCGGTGCGCTTGTGCTCAGCGTTCGACGCGAACAGCTCAAGATTCCCAGGGCAATTATCCGTCGTCACATGGTTCCGGTGATGCACGACCTCGCCCGGGAGAAGGTAGCGCCCGATCATCTGCTCCATCACGAGCCGATGCTCCCGAACGTACCCATGCCGGTCGGCGTGCGGGTGGTCCGGCGTCAGCACCAGCCAATACTTCCCCTGGTGGAGCCAGCGACCGCCCTTCCATCGGCCGTTCTGCTCCCCTCGGAAGCCAGTCGGAACCGTCCCGAGACGGCGAGCACGAGTCGTCCGACACTCGAACGAGCACGTCAGTCGTTCCTGGGCGGGAGCACCGTAGAACTCCCGACCGCACTCCGTACACGTCCGGTTCGGCCGCCGGTTCGGCTTCGGCTTACGCACCGCACCAGTATATGGCATGTCCCGACTGCGGCAAAGTCCGTGTGCCGCAGGGTCTAGGGACCGCCCTGAAGCCGGCACACGAGCCCGTCGTCGTCGCCCGCAAGCCCCTCGCCGGCACGGTCGCGGCGAACGTGCTCGCGCACGGCACGGGGGCACTGAACATCGACGCCACCCGGGTCGGCACCAACGCGGGTTGGTCCTACCCGAACGGCGCTGGCGGCAACGGCTTCCACGGTGGTGTCGGCCGATCCCCCGATGGCACTCGCACCGCCCCCGTCGTCGCCGCCGCGGGAAGGTGGCCCGCCAACGTCATCCTCGACGAGTCGCAGGCCGCCGAGCTCGACCGGCAGTCGGGGGAACGGCCCGGCATGGCGCGAGGCACGCTGCGTCGAGGCGCAACGACCGGACGCAGCATCGGCGGCACAAGTGCCTACGGCGAAGCCGACCCGCAGGACGTCGATGCGGGCTACGGCGACACCGGCGGCGCCTCGCGGTTCTTCTACGTCGCCAAGGCCCCGACCTCCGAGCGGCCCCGCGAGGACGGCATCGCCCACCCCACCGTCAAGCCCCTCGACCTCATGCGGTGGCTCGTCCGCCTCGTCACCCCACCCGGCGGCGTCGTCCTCGAACCCTTCGCCGGCAGCGGCACCACCGCCGAGGCGTGCGTCATCGAGGGGTTCCGGTGCATCGCCGTCGAGCGAGAAGCCGACTACCTGCCGCTCATCGTCCAACGGCTCACGAAGCCGATCCAGCCCGACCTATTCGGAGGTGCGGCCTGATGGCCCGCGTCGCGTCACGGCTCTACGTCCCGCTCGACGCCAACTTC